GTATATATAATTTCGCTTTGCTGTCCCTCAATGTACGTTCCTTTCAGAACATTCATGTACCTTCCAGCAACGCTAAAATTCAAATTCATTTGTTTCATAATATTGATTGCTCAGTCCACAAATCTGCAACATAAAATGAGCAGTTTATACTCATGCTCAGGAGTAAAAATTTAGGCATCGCAAATAGGAATTTCAAACGAGCATCCTCTAATCTGAATAGATTTAATGTCAGCTCCGATATATGCACTGTGGTCAGATTTAACACAGTTATGTGCAGCATAAATTTTTACAGTACCGTCACTCTGTGTTCTAAATGCAACAGTGATTGTCGTATTAAAGAATAGTCCTCCGCTTGTAAGAATTACCGCAGGGATGTCAACAGTATTCTCAGCGGCGCTTGTTCCACCCATAATATAAGGGGATGAAATAGTCTGACCAGTATCACTAAGGTTTCCTGCCTGAATTACATCAGTCTGTAGAGAACTACCCCAAAGTCTTACATGAATGTATTTTCCAACTCTACAAGCGTTACCTACATTAGTTCCAGAAATTGAAAGGGGAATTACATTTGTCATTTCTGCTTCTTCACTGCCAATTAGTGCCCCAGCAATACAGTTAGAAATAAGATACAACCCGCTCGCATTAGGGTGAATATAATCTGAAGAGAAATAATACTTGTACTGTAACTGCTGATATAATTCTCTATATCTCCACAGTTTAGAATTGCAAGTACGCATATATGCTTCGTCATAACGCTGACAAAGCTGTCTTCTAACCTGACAGGAATTAGTCCATCCAATAGCAAATACCCAAACTGTTGCGTTAGGGAAATTATTGTTAACAACAGTTTCAACTCTGTCCATTCCAGAGTTAATGCTTTCTGTGCTCCAAGCATAGTCATTATATCCGCCACCAATTACAATGTCTGTAATATTTGCTTTTTCTGAAGCAGGGACATTAACATTTGCAAGTAGTGATTCAAAACTTGTATTGTCACTTCTTCCGAAGCAAGCCCCGCCAGCGTGATTAGTCCAGTAGTTAGTACCAAGAGTTAATCCAAGGTAGGTCTTTACTCTGTCGCACCACCCTTCTACGCTTCCATCAGGACTATATCCGTCACCATAGCTATCGCCAATAAATACGAACTTTCTTCCAGCTAACTGTTTTTTAACACCAGTTACAAATTTCTTACTTGCAAAATCAGCGTCATTAGTTAACTGACTAACCGCCGTAGGAACAGTAACATTTACTGTCTTATTATTGATCGGCAACGCAGTACCATTCTTCTGCACCGAAGTGATAGCATTTACTTCTGCCCCGCTTGCAATTCCAGCAAGTTTAGTTTTCTCTGCATCTGTAAAGCTATTCTGAGATAAACCCATGCCAGCTACTTTGTCCACCTTGTTTGCAGTTTCTTCGTCCTGAACATAGACAAGCCTTCCATCAGGCATTTCGAAGTGGTCTGCATACAGTTTGTCACTCATTTTCATCCTCCGTTTCTACTAAAGCAAATGAAATGCATTTAGTTTCTTCATCATAAAGAACTTCAGCAAAGAATTTATTAATATGCTCTTTGACAAGTTCGCCAAGTTTGTTGGTTATCATGTCTGTCAAATCATTTAACCTACTGATAACTTTACAAAGTACTTCATAATACGATAAACTTTCATCGTAAACAAGGGGAAGTACTTTCTGACTGTGGAATCTAAAATGCTTAATAGTTTTCATTAGAATCCTCCTTAACTAAATATGATTTTCTTATCATTTTCGCTATAATTTACATTCATAAAGTAACTATCATTGATAAGTTCAGAAGTTTTAGTAGGTACTGTTATGTTTACTCTTTTATTGGCAATCTGCTGATTAGTTCCATTTACAGCGATAGTATCAATTATATTGACTTCAGCACCAGCCTGAATTGTGTTCAGTTTACTCTTATCTAAATTAGTAAAGTCATTAGTGCTTAGTCCCTTTCCTTCTTCCTTATCTACTTTAGTATCCAAGGCATCAATGATTTCATTTATTTTGTATTTTACTTTTGTAAGGACTTCGTAGTATGAAATACTATTATCATATTCTGTCGGTAAGACTTTATAAATACGTAACATATCACTCACCACAAATTGAAAAATAGGGGTTTCAGTTCGTCAATGACATTCATATCAATATTAAGAAATGTATTTCGGAACTCAAGTAACAACTGACTCATAGATTTTCCAGGCATTTTACCAAAAACGTGTTCAGCGTAGTCTTCAATGGAATTGCCTTCAAAATTAGAGTTGCCTTCTTCAGTGGTATTATTGGTTTTTCCAAAAGTGGTTTTATCAGAGTTAGTGTTGGTTTTTCCATAGGCTATTCGATCATTAGTAGTAGAAGTACCGCCAAAAGTAGTAGTGCTGTTTCCAGTAGTTCCATCACCATCATGAAGAATATGCCTTGCATTTGTAAGATATCCGTTATCTTCTAAATCAGGTTCATCTTCTGCACCAATTATTCCTTCAATACCACCTTGTGGAGTATCACTGTAAAGATTCCACTCACTGTATTTATCCCTTGTAGAAGTACTTGTTGAATCTGAACCGCCCTTCTGATCTGTACCAGTTCTTATATCCTGACCGCCATCTGTAGAATTGCCAGTTCGGATATCCTGACCGCCATTAACACTATTCCTATTAGAGTTATTAGTTCTTGTATTGTTTTCGTCAAGATTTCTGTTACCCTCTTTGTTATAGTCTACATCATAAAGGGGGTTAAAGTCAAGCAATTCTGACTGATAAAGCTTATTATAATAGGGCATAATCTCATTAAGTTTAGCCCTAAGTCTAAGTTTCCACAGGCCAACAGTTTCTTCACAGATTTCCCTTGTATAATAGTGCATCAGGATTTTTGTTTCAAGAACAGGGCGATAGGCTTCATCAAAAATGGGATAATCAAAATCAAAAATCTTTGTTCTTGATTCGGCAATTACTTCATCTACAGAATCATAATCAACACTTTCAGTAAGCCCAGCATAATTTTCACAAATAAAGCGAACTTCAGTAGTATATTTAGACATTTAATCACCCTCCGCTCTTGCGAACATTCTTTTGGTTTCCCCAGGCTCACCTTCTGAAGCAGGCTGAACCATAGTATCATAGTCAATTTCACGATAATCTTCCCTGTAATTGACTTCGATATTATGTCCAAACATTTTATTGATTTTGTCAATAGCTTCTCGCCTCATTTCAAGCCTTGAATATCTACTGGCAATCGTTCCACCTTGAGAACGTGCTACTTCATCGGATACAAGTCGCTCTTTTTTCTGATAAGAACTATTACTGATGCCAAGTCTCGTTAAAGCTTCATTCCAAGTCATATTTTTAATGTCAAACAACTTATTTGCCAAGAAAGGAGCTTCAGTTGACAGCACTTTTAACTGTGAAAGGTCAATAGCTTTATCAGCAAAGATAGCAGGGGCATTTCCATCAAATTCCTTGTACATATTCAGCATGGTAAGTCTCTGCTCCTGATCGCAAACAATAAGTACAGGGGTTTTCTGAGCGTTAACATTAATGTCAATCGCTCTGTCTATATTATACAGTCTTCTTGCGTACATCTTTACATCAAGAATACTGTTTGTGCGAATCATGTTATTATAAATAATAACGCTGTTCTTATCAGTTAAATCATTCTGATAGCCGTTTACTGCGTAAGCGTGACGATTGATAGGAACTCTGTAGAAGTCAAAAGGCCCATTAGAAGCAAACATAGTAACTAAATCACCCATCACTTCATCTTTAAACCATAGTGCCTGCCCTTTTTCAAACAGGGTCATTTCCAAAAATCTCCAGTCAATGGTATCAGGCAGATTTTTGTATTCAAACATGGAAATGGACAGTTCAGTTAAATGCTCAATATACTGAAGGTAAGTTCTGTTATTTAGCTGAGCTGATTCTTCAAAAAATGTTTTATTTCGTCTTCCCATATTAACCTCCTAAGGGTAGATTATCATCAGAGTATGAACCTATCTGAGTATGATCTTTCCAAAATCTGATTCCCTTATTGAAAAGTCCCTCAATAAAATCTGCATCGGAAGCTGGACAAGCACAGTTGATTTTGCACCCAACAGTTTTTACATATGTAAATCTCTGTCTTGCGTTCATATTAGGTACATGGACAGTTCTATCAGCATAACCAAACATAGTAAAATAGTTATCAATTATTTTTGCAGTTTCGCCACGAATTGATTTCTGATAGAAATAAAATTCCTTATTATCGCCAGCGTACAGAATATCACTTGTCTGTACTCCGTGTGCTTTATTAGGCATTGGCGGCGGAATAGCAACTCCAGCAAGCAGATTGCTTATTTCTTTGCCAACACCAACTGCTCCAACTTTAGCGGCATCTACAAGTAAGCTTGTTCCTCCTGTGGCAACTGCAAGGCCAGCACTGGCAACTGCTGGAAGTGCTGTTGCCATTACATTAGACGCAGTAGAACTGCCCAACTGTGCTAAATAGGCTTTATAAGTATCACTTGCCCATGAGCATTTAGGAAAGTTCCTCATGCTGATTGCATTAGGATAGCTCAAGCCTTCCCCCATATAAGAGCGTGGTAAACACATAATGACAGGCTCAAGATTCATAATTCCTCTCAGATAAAAATCACAAGTTTCGTTCGCAAAATACTCATATTTTAAATCTATATTTTCGCCTTCACAGTTATAGATTGAAAGGAATTTATATGGGTAAGTAAAAAGCTTTTTATTTCTGACATTCGTATAACCGCCAACGCTTGTATAAGGCTTTGTAACAGAGACTGAATACTGCTGTGGTGTAGTACTGCCAGCTTCACAAACAAAATCTGAAGGAATCATCATGATCTGTATCAGTTCATCCTGTCTTTTTACTTCAGATAAGCCTTCAATTACAGCATTTACTTCACTTGGTGTGTTATATACTTTATATCCAAGCCCGCTGTAGATACCACCATACAATCCGCCTTCATTAGCGTAAGTTCCGTCAGCCAGTTTAACAGGAGTTTGTGCAAGCATAATCTTTTTATTCTGCATATGCCCACCTACAACTCGCAGTTCATTGATATAATCACCCAGCTCAAAATTTTCAGGCACAAGATTATCGCCTATTTCATCCGTTAAACTGTGCTGTCTTTCTACAAAGCACTCACTGAGAGAAAATTCGCCCATCCAGCTAAGCATAGGGTCTAATTCAAACTGTACTTCTGTAGTGTTGTCATTGATATAAATAACGTCAGTTACAAAAGCATACCACCACTTCAGCCCATAGCTTGTATTCTGAAAACGCATATACTGAGCGTGAATCATTGTGTTCATAGGCAATTCTACTCTCACAAATCCTCTGCGTTCTCTTACATAATAGCATCTGTCAACGTGAGCCAGTCTATTAATCGTTGAGAAATAATTATCCTTCTGTGCAAGAGTTTCAAAATACAGGGTATCATTGTAGTCCTGAGAAATTCCAATATCATCGAAGAACTCTATTCGAGAATTAGGCTGAATGTATGACATATTATCTCCTTATTCTGTGTGAACACCGCACTGCACAAGAACCGCTACTGCGTAAGCAGAACTATTTGCTACAGTTACAACCCCATTACTAATACTGACCGTTATTGCTTCAGATGTACCGATAAGGTGCTTGATTCCTCCCCAAATGTCAATGACAAACATTTCATAAATAGATGTAGCATCCCTCATAACGTACATAACTGTTATTCCATCGGGCTTATTGAATGTAAGGCTTCCACCACCTGCAAGAGAATAAGATTTAGAAGAAACACTATTAAGAGTTTCAATGCTCTGTTCTGAAGCCGTCATTCTTTCATCAAGTTTATTGATGAAGTATGCACCTTGATTATTTTCCCAACCAATTCTTTCCATTTTTTAAATTTACCCCTTTCTTAATGTTAGAAATGAAAGGGGAGAGGTTAATCTCCCCTATTCATTAGTTAGCCTTAGTGAAAGTGATTTTATCACCAACATCGGCGGTAGTAGCTACAGTACCAGTATAAGCTACTCCACCAACAGTAACCTGAGCACTCACAGTAGTCTTTCCTTCAGGGAAGATGTAACCGCCATAAGGCTGAACAGCAATTCCATTGGTAACTGCATTACTTGTCTGATCGTGATGGTCAGAAGTAGGAATGAACTGAGCAGTGCTATCATCAAGGAGAATAACCATGGTGGTCTGTCCTTCCTCGGAAACGTCCTTATTTGCGACAGTAAAGGTCAGAGTATTAGGAGCAGTGATAGTGGCAGAATTCTTAACGAAAACAACTGCATTGTGGAAGGGCGAGAAGCTGATAGTTTTCCACACATGGTAGAAATAGTTCCAGTACAGACCGCTGGCAGTATATTTCTCGGTCATTTTGTTTTCGTTATCGTAAACCTGAAACCAGTCTTCATCTACAATAACTGCGACAGTATCAGCCATAAGAGCAAGTTCATCTGCGGTAACCTCTTCAAGTCCATCAGAGTTTGCACGGATAATATTGAATCTGTCATTGTCAAAGGAAGTCCAGTCATCAATGAGTTCCAGCTTACCCATGAACTCGGCTTTTTCCATATTAAACGCACTGGCAAGTACATTAACATCAAACTGTGCGTTGTACTGGGCGTCCATGAAGATTGCCTGTCTCTCTTTAGGAGTAGTGTTTAGTACACCCTCCATGTTATATTCAGACCGCATGAAGGTCATCATGTTAGAAGTACCTCTGAACGCAACCGCCGCATTTTTATCGTCAGCCATGTCGATAGCCTTGGGGTACATCTTACCATGAGAAATGGCTTTAATCAGCAGGTACTTGAACAGAAGATACTCATCGTAATTGGCAGATACATAAATTGCATTTACAATTTTTTCAATCAGGTCACGAACACCATCAATGGAAAGGAAAGCCATTTTCAGGTCATCATCCTGAATGGTGACAGGGTACAGTACTCGCCAGTTCATCACATGGAAAGCAGAACGTACATCAGGCATATAGCGTTTGTGTTCTCTCGCTTCGCCCTTCTCAGCAGAGTACTCAAGAGGTTTAATCAGATTGACGAACACTTCCTCAACAGTTTCGCCAAACTCAAGATAACCTTTCTTGAACCTCTCATAAGGATTATTAAAGGTAGCACTCTTAGCACGATAGAGAGCAATACGATTGAGAAGAGCGTTGATAAACTGGTTGGCAAGTGCAGGATTACCATACAGAATCTCACCAACTTTAGGAATGTCAGTAGCTTGGGTAACTACCGGAACCTGCGTCTGATATTCATAAGAAGCGTTCTGTCTGATGACGTTCAGAATATCAAGAGTAGAAGCATTGAGCGTACTAAGTGCAACTCTTTTAGCCATTACTTTTTACCTCCGTAAATAAATCTAAATATGTTTTCTTTGGCGGGTCAGGAAGTTCATAGGAATCGTCTTCATCCTGATCTTCACGTTTACCATTAAAGCGGTCAGCGTAACGCTTTCGCCAATCAGCGTCATTTTGTTCGTACTTTTCGTGCCAGTCTGTATTATCCTTCGTTTTGGTATCATAATCTGTCAAAGTATCTGACAAATCATCCATAAAGGATAATGCATCATCTGAAGTATTCTCGCCGATCAGTGCTCTTGCACTGTCGATCACTTCCTGAATAGATTTGATAGCCATTAGTGTTCACTCCTTAGAATTGCCTTTTTAAGTAGAAAATGAAGGGCATTTTTCTTTTTGTTGGTGTAGGTGGTGTAGGTGGAATAGGAATTATATTTTCATTGTATAAGAACCCAAGGAACTGTGAGCCTTCTCTGCCCCAAGGGTCATTGATTGTACTTAGGTCAAGAGTTTCAGTATAAAACCAAGGATACTCATTTCTCGGTTCATCCCAGTCTTCTCCACGATACCATGCACTGTTTGAAGTAACAATGCTTACAGGATTTCCCTGAGAATCGTAGTTTATCTGCTCCACAACTGCTACATGGCCAGTGTGGGTATATTCGCCTTCATCAATCCCCATATAATCCCAGCAAGCAACCGCTCCAAGTTGTGGAACTGTTCCACCAGTAAATCCCTTTGCAATACCCTGAGAATACCATTGATAGCCAGCCCCTGTAGGAAAATTGGAGTGGCGTTCTCTTGTATCTGTGAGTTCGTTCCATCTACCAAAACAATAGGCAGTACAGTTAGGCATATTAATTCGGCCAGAATCTGTAGCAGTCCAGTAAGCGTTCCAAGTGGTGTAGTAAGGTGAAGTATAAATATCACCCATTTCCAAACGTGGAGTGTAGCTTGCCTGTTGGATATACTGATACCATCTTTCTGCGTTTTCTGCTCTTGTAGGTCCTGAACCTGAAGGGTCATTCGGCCTTTCAAGATTATAAAGCCAAATATAGGCCGCTTCTGTAGGTGTAGTGCTTAACTGCTTGAAGTCTGAGAATGAAACAGGATAAGTGCTTGATTCAATCCAACCCCACAGGCCATAGTTCATAGAATAATCATCTGCATAATCAATGTACTCAGCCTGTAAATCACCATCATACCAGTTTTTGTTGTTTTCAGAAGCATAACGCAAGAGTGGGTTTATATTTCCAGCCCTCGGTTTAGTCCACTGAATCAGACCTAAACCACCAGTGTAAGAAGTATCTGAGTTTCCTGAAGGAACTCCTTCTCCGACTTCACACTGGCCAGGGTTTAAGATACCTTCGTGCTGAATATTTCCAAGTGCTCCTGCTATTGCAATATCTGTCCAGCCTTTTGCCCGCAATACTGTCGTTAGAAGTATGGCATTATGTTCCATCTGTGCCTGAGTTAAGTAGTCATATCTTTCATCACCGACTACATAATACCAGTTAGCCATTTTAACCTCCGTATTTTTCGATCAGTTCGCATAAATCATTCACGCAGTCCTGAACAGTGTTATAATCATAACCATCTGCTTCTAATCTTTCTACTCTTTCCTCTCCATTTCCGTAGCACCCAGCAAGTACAAGAAATGCAACACCTATGACTGAAGGAAGGGATAAGATATTGATTTCATCCATTATTCTTTGCCCTCCAAATGATCTGTAAGTCTTTGCAAAGCAAGTGTGTTATTATTGAGAGCTTTAGTTACTTCGCCAATTTCATTTTTGTGGGCTTCATTCATCGTCTCAATCTGTTCTCGGTTCTTGTCTGTAATATACTTGACATACCAAGCCATAGCTATAACACAGATGATGGGAAAACCTACAGTGCTGATTGCAGATAAAACTGCCTGTAAATCCATATCCGATACCTCCTTTCATCTGCATTATACCATATCTCTTGCCAAAAGTCAAAAAGAATGGTATAATTCATATAAGGGGGTGTGGTTATGGATTCTATATATTATGACGGAACTAAGCTTTTGTCCATGAAAGATATTAATGGTGATGTTCCTGAGATTTTTATTTGTACATCAAACCGATCTGCTGGAAAAACAACTTACTTCAGTCGTCTTTGTGTTAATCGCTTTATTGATAAAAAAGAAAAGTTCTGTCTTGTTTACCGATTCAATTATGAACTGGATAACTGTGCTGATAAATTCTTTAAGGATATTCAGGGTCTGTTCTTTCCTGAGTATTTAATGACAAGCAAGAGACAGGCATCAGGCGCCTATCATGAACTGTTCCTTAATAATGAATCCTGTGGTTATGCTATCTCATTAAATAACGCTGACCAGTTGAAGAAATATTCCCACTTCCTGTCTGATACTGCGAGAATGCTTTTTGATGAATTTCAGTCAGAAACAAATCACTACTGTTCCGATGAAATTAAAAAGCTTCTGTCTGTTCATACTTCTATTGCAAGGGGTAACAATAAGCAAGTTCGTTATGTTCCGATTTTCATGGTATCAAATCCTGTTTCTATTATTAATCCTTATTATGTAGAAATGGGTATTAGTTCAAGACTGCGTGCTGATACTAAATTTCTGCGTGGTGAAGGGTTCGTACTGGAACAGGGATTTAATGAGAGTGCTTCAAAAGCTAATAAGTCTTCGGCCTTTAACAGAGCTTTTGCTTCAAACAGCTACATTGCCTATTCGGCTGAGAATGTCTATCTTAATGATAACTTAGCCTTTGTAGAAAAACCTAAATCCATAGGCTATTATCTCTGTACGCTAAAGTGTGACGGCGCTAATTATGCTATCAGGGAATACCCGCTTGAAAATATCGTCTACTGTGATGATAAGCCTGACCTGACTTATCCTCTTAAAATTGCAGTTACTACTGACGATCATCAGATAAATTATGTCATGCTTAAAACTAATGACAATCTTATCAGGTCTATGAGAGATTATTTCATGCATGGGTGCTTCAGGTTCAAAAACCTGAAATGTAAAGAAGCTTTAATGA